AAAAAAGGGCACGAGTATTTTGGTGCTCCTGAAGACAGCAGGCTTATATTTGCCAAACTCAAAACTGATACAGAAGATGATCCAATGATGCCGGGATTTCGTCAAGAAGCACGGTTTCCTGCATTTAATTTAATTAAATTTTTAAGTAATGATCCTGAAAAATCAACAGAAAGTGTATTTGGCATCAAAGATCTACCGAAGATCACTGTCTGTCCCCGTGAAGAAGCTATCGATAATATGATGAAATTCTCCAAAAAGAAATCAAAAAAGAAATGACGCTACCATTTTCAAAAGATAATGGAAAAAGAAAATACACATGTTTTGTGTGCGGAGTTGTTCATGAAAATTTTGAAGACTATAAAGCGCATATCATCGAATCTCATGAAGAAGGCAGAGAATACATTTTATGTCCTCTTGCTCGTTGTGGCTGTCCCGTTCGTTGTGTGCGAACTCATTACAAAGCGATACACCCACATGAAAAAAATATACCGAAAAACGGACAGATGAAGGCTATTATATGGAAAGACCAGTCTGCGAAGACTGGTAAGCTTAAACAACGCAAGCCGAAGTTCAGAGAAGGATACATGATGTCCAACAAGAACGGAGGCAAGGAAATGCATTATCGATCAGGGATGGAATGCGATGTTTACGAATGCTTGGAGGCAATGCCAGAAGTTATTGGATATGAAGTGGAGCCACTTAAAGTCCAATATACATTTGAAGGAAACATTCATGAATATAACCCTGACTTAAAGGTTATGTTCGATGACGGAAGAATTGAAATTTGGGAAATCAAACCGGCAAATCAAACAACATTGCCAAGGAATAATGCGAAATGGACAGCGTGCAACCAATATTGCCAGCAGAGAGGATTAGGATTTATGGTCTTGACAGAAGTCGGGATGGGCAAACTAAAACAAAGGATCAAAAATCTCCCTCGATAAAAATACTAGATGAACTAGTTACATACAAATGCTCAAACAGAGAAAGCGGAATACGCTGGCTTCAAGGAGCACATCCTGAAATGGGAACGATAATTGAAGGCAAAAATGGTTATGAAACTGTTCAAAAATTTACTCGATATTGTGATCATATCCGATAAATTCAAGAAAAAAACGACTTTTTAAAATATAAGGAACAACAGATTCCCTTATCTTCTTATGCAAATCCTCAATGCTTCCATCATTCTTGATGAAATAATCAAAATATCTCAATTCATGTGGAACAGTTATTCCATATCTCATTATGTTGCTTGAATAATCAACAGGACCTTCTTTCAAATTTCCAGAAGCCCATTGAAGCAATGGTTTTACTTGTGATTCACTTGGATTGGGGTCATCATTCAAAAATCCCTGTCGATATATCAAAAAAACAAGTCCATTTTTAGATTTAACGGCTTCTGCTTCTGAGAAGTACCTTGAATCAGAAATAATTAAATTTTTTGTTTTGTCTCTTAAAGCGATATCAATCCAAATATCTGGACGAATTTGTCTGAATCCATCACCAATAAATTGCAAGGCCTTACGAACAGGCATTGATAAATTAGGAGGACACTCATCTTTAGTCTTCCATTCTTCAATAAATTGTCGATCAACTTCAAATGTTTTACAAAAAGTATCTTTTACTGCGTTTGCAAATGCAGTACGCTCCCATATAATTTTATTAGGCATACTATTTAATTCTTTTTGCAGATAATCACAAAAAGTATCTTTACCATTTTGAGCTTGGCCTGTAGCTGAAATGATTTTCAATTTATTTCTCCTTAACTAAATTATAAGCGGAGTTTAAGTTATGTTCAAGAAAAAACCTGTAGAAAAAGTATGCGGCAATTGTCTTTTGTACAACCATGAAAAAAAAGAATGTAAAGTTGCAGTTCTCGTCGAAGGACAAGAATATCATCTTCCTGTTTTCCATCGTGATAAATGTCATCTAGAACAACTAAATATACCAGTCCAACAAGTAAGATGGTGGGTCGAAGATGAAAACGGCAACCAAACTGAAGGCAATGGGACAGTAAAAGTAGAATATCCCACGGGATTTTTCGGCGAAGAAAGGAAATAATGGCTGGAAACTGTACTCCTCCTTATGCATGTGGAACAGGTGGGTTTTGCAATTGTAATTGCAAATGCATACGTCCATGTGGGAATTATTCTTGTTGTGTCGAAAACATAACGTATAAATACACAATATATTTTAATTACGCTGAAAAACCATGCTGTCCAACAGCAACAGTAAATGTTGACATTGAATTTTTACTAGAAACCGATGGATGTTGCTTCACTCCATATGAAAGTCCACTCGGCACCATGATGGAACTTCGTGTAGTAGGAAATGGAGTTCTCAAAATAACGCCGGGATCACATTATCAAGATTCAGGTTGTTTTTGTGTGCCAACTGATCTATCTTGTGATGTTCCGGGCACTAAACCAATAGTATATGCGACAATATTAAATATTACTACAGGATATTCTTGCACACTGTCAGAAGCAGCTGCATTGGCTGGAGAAAATCTAGAATGTGGCGTCAATGATTGTGATTCAATACAAATTTTTTTCCAACCAACTGCAAGCTGGCCGGGAACTTGTTGTTGTGCTGGTGGCCCTAGTGGATACATACTTGGCAATGATATTGGAAATACTTGCAGCAGTGGTATGCCCATGAGAAGAAATAGAACAACTATGCTTGGACTAAAATATCAAATTTTATCACGCATTAAAAAAGTTCGCTACAAGCCTTGAGCCTGTTGAATAATTTTTTTAACTGCATCACCTTTCATATTAATTATTTTACCAAGTTTTTCTGCATCAGTATTAGCAATGTCTTTAGCAGTTTTTATTCCTGCATCATATAACTTATTGGCTCTAACACGTCCAATATTATCAATCTTACACAAATTAATCAAGTGTGCAGGAACACCATAAGCTATTCTTCCCTCAAGAGTTTTTAACCACCCAGAACGATTCCAAGAACCTCCCATGCTATCTAAAGCTATCAAAATCTGAGATAATCTATTGAAATCGAACTGTAAATTTCTTTGAAAGCTAGCCAAAGCTTGTGAGTTAGTGCCATTCAAGAGTGAATAGTAACAGTATCCAGCCTTAATGGCTCCATCGGCTAAGAATTTACCAGTAAACTTCAATCTAGCCTGATTGGCGTACAAGCTCATTTCGTCTTTCTCTGCTTTGTTAACAATGTTAGACCTTTGACTGTCAATGTTGCCTAGTGCCAATGAAAGAAGATGATCATCATTCTCTTTTCCAGAATCAAACAAAGACTTGAAGTTAAAATACAAATCGCTTACATCAAAAGGACTTATGTAAAACATACTGGCAACTTTGCCAATTGTTCTGGCATTCCACTTATCATCCTCTAAGCCAATGGCACCGCATTTTCTCAATAATTCAAGAGTAGAATCAACAACGCTATCATCGAATGACTTATTTTGAAAATAAGCCAATGATCTTTTAAACCACTTGCGAACATCATCTGTGGTTTCAATTCCGCCAAAATAAATTTCACTAACCAAGTGAAACGCCAATGTTTTATAATTATTGCCATATTTTTCGAGAAGCTGAGATTCTATTCTGTTCGGCTTGTTGAATTTTTGCTTATATAAACTCACTTGGCTTTCTGGAACAAGAACATAAGCATCTCCCATGGGATCGATGCCATATCTTCCTGATCTACCGCACATTTGAATAATTTCATGAGATTCGACTTCGTCAACACCACGATTGACACCTAAGATAATCACTCTTCTGGCAGGCATATTAAGACCTGCTGCCAAAGTACTTGTTGCAACAACTACTTTGAATTTTGGATCGTTACGGAATTTATCTTCTACTTTTGCTCTTTCTGCTGATTCGAGGTCAGAACTATGAAATTGGCAATCAATTCCTGCTGATTGAAGTTCTTTCTTCATCATTTCGCCAGTTCTTTTGGTATGAGTAAAGACGATGAACTTATCATCTTTATACCATTCGACAATATCCATTGCCTTATTGATTTTTTCTTGCTCTAGGAGATCATATCTTTTTATGCTGTCGTCATATGTTTCATAATGGATTGTAAGAGGAACAGGTCTATATTCTGACCTTAGAACAAATGTCTGCTTTTGATTAAGGCTATAACTTACCCATTCTGCAAGTTGTTCTACGTTTGGCATTGTTGCGGAAAGGAGAACGATTCTGGCAGTTGGATTGATTTGAGTGAATTTCATCAATCCGACTTCTAGGTGATCTCCACGATTTTGAACTCCGATTGTGTGGAATTCATCGATGACAAGAGTCCCAATTTTCTTGAGAAATTGACTTTGTTCTGAATTGTGTGATCTGCTTCTATGACTAAGCATTTCACTTGTCATGATGATAATATCGGCATCATCAAGCTCTTTGGTTCTTTCTTTGGTGAGTCTGTAATCGCCTGTGCAGATGCTTATTTTTAGGTCAGAGAGGTGATATTCTGGATTTGTCCAATCGGTCACCTTTTCACGGGCCAAGGCTCTGAGAGGGGCAAGGAACATTCCTTTTCCTCCTCTTTCACGAATTTCTTGAGAGAGAAACTGTTCTGCAATCACGGTTTTACCAGCACTTGTCCTTGCTGCGACAAGTGTATTGCAGTCTTGATTATAGAAGTCCATGATCCTGCTTTGGACAGGATTGAATTTTTCAAATTTCCATTTAGCGAATGGAAATTCCGATGTGGCTACGCAAACATCTTGATCTGAAACTTTAATGATGGGCGGCATGACAACCTCTTGATTTTTTTGATTATAGCAAATTAATCAAGGTTTTCAATATGGAATTTTATCATTGAACATATCGAGGATTTTTTTGTTCTCTTGGAATCTTCGGCCATCATTTTTATTTGTTGCTCTATCAAAGCTATCAAACATAATAATGGTGTCTGCTGCACCTTCACGATAGCCGTGAGATTGTCCCCAATAAAATCCAAGAGCCAAGCAGGTAATACCAGCAAGGCTCATTGGAATTAAATGTAATGCGTACTTAATCAAGCAACTGCACCCAATCTTTTTTCATGTTCCTTATTAACTGCAAAGTAAACCATATCAATCATATCATACAATTCAAAACATCCATCCGCAGAATCGAACCATTTATCAATTTCTCTGATGTTGCCGAGAAATTCAACTGATTCACCTAAATCGCCACCCAATCTTTGACTGAGTCTGCCATGTAAAAATCTAACATGGTCGTCAGAAAGTTTCAAGCAGAACTCTCTTAGATAAACTTCTGGCTTCTTCATATTTAACCTCACGGGAGAAAAGTGTGGATATTTTTAATGCTGACAAACTAGAATCTCTTTTAGTCGCCAACTGGACACACTTTATTAACAGTTCCAAGCTGATGGCGTATGTACTGAAAAACGTACAAGAAAACGCTAACTGCCTCGATATTATATCAAGCGAAAAAATAAAAAACAAAGGTATACGAGTCACCTTATCAAGATTCCATTTAAATAAAAATGGATTCTTGATTTGGGTTGAATTTAATACGCCAGTTGCCAACAGCAAGTATGCTGAAGGAACAATGGAATTAAATTTAAGTTTTGATGGCACATTAAATTTCATTACCATGAATGGTAATTTAATTTAAACAACATCCAATCTTCTGATATTATCGCCGTCTCTGTCTATAAATTTATCTTCAAAAACCAAAACTCTCTCATCATCTGAGAATCTTAAGCCCATATTATACGCATCCAAACTTGTTGATCTTCCCTCTCTGGAGGCAATGACCCAACAATAATCATCTTTTCTTACTAATTCTCCATTTTTATTTTCTTGAGTAGTACCAATTTCCAATTTAACGCTATCTGGCAGAAGTATCTCTAGTTGTCCGTACTTTAGAAGATGCTCTACAATAAGAGCCTGAATTTTTCTTTTTTTCATGTTTGGACCCTCGTTAAAGGAAAACGTCAGTATATGACGCTGCGAAGTTATATATTGTTTTTTTATTTGATTGTTAAAATCTTCGCACCAAACTTCATGTTTTGAAAAATTAAAAGAAATCTACATTTTTAGGTTGCATGTATATATACTGGAACCCTTCATACTCGCAAGATTCTGTGTCATATTGATTGGGAATTGGAACTGGTTTTTCAGATCTATCTAAGCAAACAGACCAAATATAAATCTTCCTATGATCTTTAAAAATTTCAATTAATGATAAGTGCTTTGACCCAAGAAATCTTTTGCCAATTTTGCAAATTAAATTAAATGGCAAGAATGGGTGTTTTGTGTTATGAATTTGTAGAGTTTCAATAAGATATTCATTGTAATCTGATTTTTGATAATGTAAAAAAAGATTATAACCATCTATGGTAACTTCTCTTGCCTTGAAGATTGCCAAATCATCCTCCCAAGTAATCAGTGTTTTGGGATAATTAAAAGGAACAAGTACATTGCCAAGGTTTTTCATTTCCTTGATTATTTCATCAAGTTTTGATGATTTGCAAAAACTCATAAAACCTTAAGTTTAATTAACAATGTTATATACGAAAATTAGGATTAAATATATCATCATAATTTATTGACATTTCGCCATACTCAGAACACATATCTTCAATTTCTTTTTGAGCAAACCTTCTAGCACTACTACCCATTATACCATTTGATTTTTCATAATTGCAATTTAAATGCAAACGATCAAGAAACCATTCATATACTTGAGTCAATCCCGGTGAAAGATTGTATTTTGAATTGAATCCAAGAAAATCAAAAACATCTCGTGGATCAAGCCAACAATAACCAGACCAAGGATCTCCAGAGTAATAAGAGTTTGGCACGCCAAACTTTAAGGCTCTATCAATAAAATGTAATAAAAGTCTGATGTAATTCTTTGCCGTCCATGGATCAAGACAGCATTCTCCATCCATGATTCTAAACTCAATCGTTTTTCGTTTGTTGTTGTAATAATGATAAGTGTTAATTGTATAATACTTGCAGCAACCAAGCTTGCGAATCAAATAATCATTAGAATGAAATCCATCTTCAACTCTTTCAAAAATTTCCGATTGCCCCAGCAACTGACAATACTGATTGCGCTTGCGGCTTGTTGGCATTGAATCCATAAAAACTGGCTCACATTTAATCCACCAAGTAATAATGTTTGCCAATTCTTGCTCGCTAAGATCACTCACATCAACATGAACGTGAAAGCTGCATCTTTCATCAGCATTGATTTTATTATCGTTCCCAAGCGCATCAATTACCTTACAAGTTTCCATAAGTCCAGCCCAGCCCTTAAGCACTGGTGTGCATATTTCGATGCCACAACTACTGTCAGGTTTGATAATCCAATCACTATTGTTGTGGTCATATGCCCATTTGTGTATTTTAACTATTTTTTCAGAAGATTTTTGTACTAAATTTGCTACATAATATGTGCCTTCTGGCAATATTCCATCATTGTGACCAAGCGGCCTATTCCTAAAATCAAATGCATTGATTTCAATTTCCGCACCAAATCTTCGGAGGTTGTTTATATCAATATTTTCTTTGATAAATTCCATCGAAAACCCCCTGTTCACATTATAAGAATAGCAACTTTGAGTAGCAATTTATTAAATCAAACCTATAATTATTTACAAAGGCGTCGTAAAGACACAAGGAGCAATACATGAAATGCCTCTTAATTGAAACTAAAGATAAAAGAAAATTTTTCACTCATAAGAAAAATTTCAGTCAACTTATTGAATTTTGCAAAATTTTTAAAGCAAATTTATCAATAGTCAACATGAAAGAAGGTGCGATTTTAGATCTAGAAGAATTAGTTCCTGCTCTTTGCAACCCAAAACAAAAAAAACAAAACTATGAATATGTCGTTATAGAAAATAAAATTTCACCATGTTGTGAAAAACCAAACAAACGTGAAATGGCAAAAAAAATTCAAAACAATATTAAAAATAATTTTTTAAGTAATAAAATAATTGTTTTGAAAGAACTTAAAGGAAAATATAACAAATATGGTTTTAGTGACGCAAATCTTTGCAATTATGTAAAGAAAATTAAAAACGAACTTTCAAAAGAAGGATATACTTTTTCAAAAATAGCAGCAGGAGCATATAAAATTTTATGAAATATGATATAGACATTGTTGTTCCTGTAGAAACATCAAATAGAACCATCAAAACAAGAATTAATGATTTTAAAAAATATGGGTTTATTAATACAAATAAAATTAAAGCACGATTGAACTTGCTGGCCAGTGAAGACAATAATGACGAATTTGAATGGCTAAGTACTGGGTGGCCAGAAAATATTGAAATAAATATAATTCATTGCCCCTACAACCATGTCGCTCAAAAGATTTATTACTTTTATCATAAGTATCTAAAAGCCGATATAGCTAAATGGTATATGAGAATAGATGAAGATAGCGTCAATGATCTTGAAGGGTTAATTCAAAATTTAGATCGGTATTTTGATTATGAGAGAGAATATCATATTGCAAGTAGATTGCTTTATGACATTTACCCATTAGATCAAAAGCTTTTAACAATACTTGGTTTTGGCTGGTGGTATCGTAATAGTACATTATGGCCAAACATTGAATCACCAGCACATGAACAAGAAATCAGCATTACCAGTAATGCCGCAATCAAAAAAGTCACCGAAAACCCAAAAGCCAATAAGTATTTTCAACTAAGAAAAGAATTTCCCGAAGGATATGGCGATCACGGTCTTTGTCATGCTTTGCGAATGTCGAAAATTTATGGAGTAGAAGTCAAATTTATAAGTCACGAAAGTGACTTATGGCTTCACAGTTATTTTGGTGGCCACAAAAATCACGTCCACTGGGTTGGTAGAGACAAATGTCCCAAATATATGGAATGGATGGACTATTACGAAAAAACAACTTTTTCAGAAATTGAAAATAAAGTATTCTTAATTGAAGATAAAGAAAATAAAAATGCAAATAAACTTGTAAAGTTTTTCCCAGATCAAAAAATTAAATTATATAATGAAATAACTTCTGATTCAGAAAACAATAACACAGTAGGACTATGGTGTAAAAAAGAAGACAAAATAATCATTATTCTTGATAGCCTACAAAAAGTTGCACACTTTACAAAAAATAATGACATTTATACTTATGAAAAAATTTCTATGATAGAAATCAATTAGGAGGCAGCAATTTGCTGCCTCCTAATTTTCTCATTATCCTTCCAATTCTTCGTCGATACTTTCATCGTCATAAGAATCAGTTTCGCTTAATTCAACATCAGAATCATCTTCTGCCCTACTAGCAATAGCCAGCTTATAAGGCTCAAGATACGCATCGACCTGATCAGATGAATTAGCATCAATGAGTGCTGGACACTTCAATAAAATGTCCATGGGTACATCGTTACGATCCATACTTGCACGGAATTTAACTTCTTCGCCATTAGAAAAAGCAGGCTTGACCTTGAATGATCCTGTTCCTGCAATTTCAATCCTATCAGCATCTAACAAACAAGAAAGAAGACCACTAATTGGATTAATTCCCTTATCAAAAAGAAGCTGAACATTCTCAGACTCCACAAAAGGTCTGTGAGTCTTGTTTTTAACATTCTTGAGCTTCACATTGATGCCAAGAATCTTCTTCTTCTTAGCACTTATCTTCTTTTCTATTTTCTGCATTGTCTTGGTTTCAAGACGACAAGACGCATAGAAAGGAAGGGCATTTCCACCACCAGCAGTTGTTTTGGTGGGAATGTAAGTTCCAATTTTATCACGAGTCTGATTGAGAATCACAACTGTTGCGTTGTGTTTCTCCATGACCGTGTTAAGTTTTCTTAATTCTCTTGAGCAAATTTTAGCTCTTTCTCCGGGTTGTTCATTTCCGCCTACTATCTTCTTGAACTGTTCTTTCGTGTAGTTTTCTGGCAATGCAACTTCACGAAGTTCACGGGCAGAAGGACTTACCCCAATCGAGTCATAAACAATGACGATTGGGACTTCATTGTTCGTTTTTTCACGGGCTTTTTCAATAACCCTATACATTGTTGAAAAAACTGCTTCCAGTGTTTCTGGAGTATGTCTTACAATTCGCTTCAGATTACAATGGCTTGCAATCTGAATGAATTCTTTATTGGCGCTATTCTCACAGTCCATAAGAATAGGAATGCCTTTGACTTTCTGTGTGCCGAACAAAATATTGGCACCGAGCAGAGACTTGGATGAACTGTTTGGACCGTATATTTCAGTCAATTTTCCACCGGGAATTCCTCCCGTGATGAATTGACCTGAACAAATATAATTAAGTGCTAGACTTCCTGTGTCAACGAAATACTTAACTGAGTCGATTGCATCAAGAACATCGCCTCCAGTTTCTTCTGCGAGATTTTCAAAAAAATTATCATCAACGCCTTCACTTGCTTTTTTCTTTGCCATAACACACCACCTTATGTTGAGAGAATGAAAAAAAATGGGTGTCCAGATTATGCTCTGGACACCCATTCTGTTTTGATTACATGCCTGAAAGTTCTTTCAGGAAGTCGTCATCGGCTAGATCATCGCTTGGTTTTGATTCTTCTTTAGCAACAGAAGGAGTGCTGCTGACAACCAATTCTTCTCGAACTGTCTCAACGACTTTAGGCTTGGAAGGAGTAGCAGAGCCTGCGTTCCTGAATTCATCAAGTTCGCTATCGGTGCCACTTGCATCACCTTCTTTGACCATACCAAGATGAACACGAAGTGCGTGCTTGAGTTCATCTTGCGTTTTAACTACACGAAGAGCCTGAAGATCATGGATGTTTTCCAACCACGACTTCAATTCATCGAGACTTCCAGCTGGTGTTGGTTCTTCAAACTTACTATTGTCATAGTTGGGGTATTCAGCGCCACCTCCACCTTTAACAACTTTCTTGACAACTCTAAAGTCACGTCCATCCCTTGGATGAGTAATGTCACCCAATGGTTTTTCTCCAGCGGCTTCATCCCCACGCATTGCACGAATAATCTTAGAATGAGTCGTTTTACCACAAGAATAAATCTTAGGGCCAACATTCTTTTTGATGTTGCCATCTTTATCCTTTTCAGATCGAACAATTACATTGTAATAGTATCGTTCGACAGGCTTGATTGCTCTTGCCTGATTCTGAAGGTCTTCTTGTTCTTTGCCATGTTTTCCTTCAGATTTTTGCCACAAATCTGAATAGTACTTGCAAATGATACAGTCGCCCATCCAACGCTCGCCCTTATCCGTTTGCACTAAATTGCGAGGGCAATGATAGGTTTTCTTTTGGCGAGTAGATGGATTATTCAATGTGTGAACACGAGTTGCACACCATACAACTCCGCCTTTTTTTCGTGGCATAATACGCATAATTACAAAGCCATCACGATCAGGCATCTTGACAAACTTTTCAAGATAATCACCACTGTTTCCAGCGGCAACACCTTCTTCAGAGACTCTTTTAGCCTCTTTGTTAATCTCATTCAAATCCAGTGGTTCAAAGTCTAGTGACATAGTGTCCTCGTTGTAAAAAGTAAAAGTGACGGTAGCCTCATCAGCCCCGTCACTTTATTATCGACAAAAATCACTAAGACTTTAATGAATTTTGAAAAATATTTTTATTTTTTATTTATATCAAAATTTTCACTAGCTGCTTCTGCAAGATCATTTGCTACTTTTTCCATGCTTAAAGCCTTTTCGTGAAGGGCGTCCATCTTTTCCTTCATGGTTTTGTAGCCTTCTGATTCTAATTTATCATTGATATTCTTGCGGTTAGACTGTTCGTTTTCGTACTCTTGCTCTAAATTCTTCAAAATTTCCAAATTATGCTTTAATTTTTCACTTATTTTCTTTTCTCTTTCTGCCTGCCTAATTTTAGCCAATTCAGCATTTCCCGGCAGGGCAGGTGGTGTGTATCCGTATTCTATCTTGTGCATTTCTCTCTCTTTACTTCTTTCGTTCTCGACCAATTTTCTCTCTCTTCTTATTTCTTCTCTTTGTTCTAAAACTTTCTTTCTAACAGATTCTTCACGAACCTTACGCTTTTCTATTTGCTTTCTTGATAGTGACATATGTCATCTCCTTCTCAAATCAGGCATACCCGGATCATTGGATGATTTGCCCCAATAAAGATTTCCACCATCTTTTTCTTCTGGGGTTTCAGAAAAATTTAATTCTCTATCAGCAACAAGATTAATATTGGCTGGCACAAAATAAATGTCTGAAACAACCTGCTCACGCCCAGTATCATCCTGCACAACAAACATTTCTCCGACACCTGTTGGCGATGGACGTTTTTCAGTTATTGGATATTTCTTATTGACCGTAAATTTCAAATTCTTCTGTTTTGCTTGATGTAAATGCAATGCTTCTGGCAAAAAAACCATTACGTCAACAAATCTTTTGACAGATTTATTATTATTGTTTTTCACATTGTGAGGATGGGTAGCAGCGGCTGAAAGCTGCTGTGCTGGCATATTTGAGCTACTTGGCTGAAATTCCGTTACCGTATATTGCTGTTGTGTTGATGGGGCTGATAGTTGCTGTAATTCTTCAACAGCAATGAATGATGAATCTTCACCAGCCCCATCAAAAGAAAACTTTTTATTTTTTATGATAATTCCACTTTTTGATTCTTTGAAACTTATAAATTTTTTGGTTAATTCATAAATCTCAACATCAATGATAAGAATATCTCTTCTTGCCATCTGTGCCATGATAGAAGCTGCTACTTTTTCAACAGGCACATCGTCAAATGGATCGCCAACCTTTTTCTTAAAAGTTTTTGTTTCTTCCTTATTATATTCACCATCAATTTTTTCATAATAGTGATAACAGCACTCAAATCCCACAAATACCTCCTGTCCACTCCATTAAATTAGTCTAAAATTTTATTTATTTTTGTAAAATTCCAGTTCCATTGCGAGTTGAAAAAATGATTGGCTCTCTATTTTTACTAAAAGCAAATGCATTAAAAGCTTCTTTTGTTGGTTCGTGATAAATAATATTTTCACAAACCATTATACCATTTTCACTTAGGTGCGGCCAGAAAAATTCCATATATTCAAGTTGCTTATCATATGCTTGCTCCATCGTGATTATAATCATATCATAAGGTTTTGATAAATTTTTATCAAGTAAATCATCATAAATCGTACCAAAATGAAAAACTATTGGACCCTTGAAGTATTTTTTAATATTCCTTTGACCAATTTTTGAAGAAAAATAATAATCTTTTTTATTTTCACGAAAAGCTAAAAATTTTTCTACAGTTTTACAAGAAATCATAAAGCATCCAGAAAACAGACCCAAATCAAAACCAACTTCCAACAAAGATTTAGGCTCTAAGTACTTACCAAGATGATAATAAAAAGCAGTAAATTTTGGATCAGAATAAGATGGTGATTTTCTAGAATCCTCATTAATCATACAGAATCGATCAAGCAATAACTTACCACTAATTAATTCTTTTTTCAAATGAACATCTACATCCAACTTAAGTTTTTTCAAATCAATTTGTTTCATAAAATTTCACTCTTATATTAGAATAGATGTCAGACTTACATATTTATTTTGAAACAGGAGCCATTGGAGACACAGGACTAAATCTGTGCAGGGCTAATATTGCCATGTGTGCCATTGGTCACGATGCATCAATAATCCATACATCACCAATTTTTAAATCACATGGAAAAGAAACAAAAACAAATCCTAATGTAAAAGTTATACTTGAAAGATGCAAATTTATCAAAAAAATTGAATATGATGTTGATTATAATGAAAAAAATTCATTTTATTTCAGCAAAAAATATAATTGTCAAATTTATCAACCAATGCTCACACGAGACGAACACGACATAAAAGAATGGATTGATTTAAAAGACTTTACACCAGAAATTAATACAAAAAATAAAATAGCAGTTCTTCAACCAGTAAGTATCGATCTAAAGCCACAGCAATTTATAGATTGGTATATACCAATATGGGACAGATGCATAGGATTATTACATGAAAAAGGCTATGATATTTACATGGTTGGTGGGCAAAATGATCCGATAGAAAAAACAATGAAAAAAGAAAGTATTGAAAAAACAAAAAATAAAATTGGATCTTGGTCGATATTAGAAGCATTGGCATTTACAATTTATCGTGCTGATATTGTTCTTGCTTGTGACAGTTGGGCTGCTATCTGGGGACCAGCAGCGAAAATTCCAACATTCACCGCATGGGGCTATAGAATGGAAAACAATATTGATTTTTGGGTTACTGGATTTCTTGGAAATAGAAATTATTACAAATACGGTTGGAGTTCACAAAAAGAATACTGTGACGCATACTTAGCGGGATGTTTGAGTGATCATCTAGCTGGGGGTAAATAAAATGCCTGAATTTGACTTTATGATTGTGGGATCAGGATTCTTTGGTGCCACTTTTGCAAGAAAAGCAACAGATGCTGGCAAAAAGTGCCTTGTAATTGATAAAAACAATCACATTGCTGGCGCAACATATGATCGAAAATGGGACAATGGCATTATTGTAAGTGAATATGGAGCGCACATATTCCACACTCAAAGCGAAGAAGTCTGGGACTTCATTAATAAATTCACAACAATTATGCCTTTCACAAACAAACCAAAAGTTTTATCTAAAGGAAATGTTTATTCATTCCCAATTAACATGATGACTCTTCATCAATTATGGGGAGTTATCAATCCAGAAGAAGCATACCGTAAACTGCAAGATGTGCGGATACCATGCGAAAATCCTAGAAACTTTGAAGAATGGGCTTTAGACAGAGTTGGCAAGGAAATCTATGAATTATTCTTTTATGGATACACTAAAAAACAATGGATGAAAGAACCTAGAGATCTTCCAGCCTCAATAATTCAGAGACTGCCAATAAGACTTACTTATGAAGAAAATTATTTCACAACAAAATATCAAGGCATTCCAAATGAAGGATATTCAGCAACAATAAAAAATATGCTTGATGGAATTAAAACAGAACTCAATACTGATTTTTTTACAATTAGAAACAAATGGCGTGATTATGCCAAACATCTGATCTACACAGGACCAATAGATAAGTTTTACGACTATGAGTTTGGATCTTTGGAATACAACACTTTAAGATTTGAACACAAAAAAATGCATGGCGACTATCAAGGGAATGCTGTGTTTAATCATGTAGACATGTCTGTGCCACATATCAGGACAATAGAGCATAAGCATTTTTACAAAAACAATCCAAAACATTATGAAGTCAAGCTGCAATCGAAAGAAGAAACTGTTGTCTCATATGACATTCCAGTTGCATTTAAAGATCATCCCGAACCTTACTATCCAATCAGAGATGATAAAAACAGCGAACTATACAATAAGTACGCAGATCTTAAAACAAACCACAAAGAAATCACTTTTGGAGGAAGGCTTGGTGAATATAAATATCTGGACATTGACCAGACAATTGCTTCAGCATTAACTAAGTTTAAAACATTTGTGTAGAGAGGCTAAACCAACAAGGTTAACCTCTCTGTCTCGATTTCAAGTTTTTAATTAAACTTATTTGAATTGCCTTTGAAAAGTGCCTCAAAGCATCCTTTTCCTGCATTAAGGTTTCAGGTATTACATAATGATCCGACATCCATACAGACAGCCTGAACTTTTATAATTGTAATACCGAGGTAGTAAAAAGAGACAATATATATATGTTTCCTTATGTTAAGAAAAAACAAATTGAACCAATAAGTCTAAAAGAACACTTTCTGAGAAGAAATAAGGTTTTAATTAAAAGAAAGTATGGTGGTCATGGTGATATCATCATGCAAAGAATGATGTTTGAAGATTTTCAAAAACACATGCCAGAAATAGAATTAACCTACACATGTCCTAAATTATATAAAGATTTTGCAAATAATCACCCATTTGCAAAATGGGTGCCTATAGAAGAAATCAATGAAAGAGATTATGGCATTATTTTTGACATAAGCACAGCTTGTCGTGTTCATGAAAGTAAAATGGGCGGGAGAAATACTGACCATCGCAGTGACATATGGGCGAAAAGTTGTGGTGTAGAACTTACGAATCACAACTGTCACATGGAAATTAATGATGTAGATCTTTATAAAAAATTTATTGAAGAACTTAATCCACAAAAACTGCCAACTGTTTTATTCGCAACTCAATCAACAAAAGACAATTTCGGCCAAGCTAAAAGTCTGCCAGAAAAAACTACCTACCAAACAATAAGCAAACTCAAAGAGCTTGGGTTCTTTGTTTTTACAATTCACAAAGAGCCAATTGAAATATTCACACTAACAAATACTGTTCAATTTATTAATATAGAACTTTCTGCTTGGGCAGGATTGACAGCAGCAGCAGATTATGTCATATCGATTGACACAGGAACATTTCATCTTGCTGGAGCTTTAAAAAAACCATTAGTAGGAATTTTTTCATTTACCGATGGAAAAGTATACGGTAAATATTACAAATTCACATTGGTTCAAAGACATCGTGACAATGGCAATTGGGATTGTGGTCCATGCTATAATTGCACAATCTGTCCAAAATCAAAAGAAATTATAAAACCTTGTATGAGCGATATTAGATTTGAAGAAATAATCGATGCTTTTCAAAAAGAATGTAAAGCTAATTGACATCTACCGCTTTCTTTAACCAAACATTATCTAAATCAAATTCACGAATTTTAATTCCAGACATTAAAATTATATCTTGTCTCATTTTATTTGTTTCATCGTTTTCCGTAATAGAACCAACTCTCTTGGCATAAATTATTTCATTTATGCCAAAATTGATAATTCTCTGCAAGCAATTAACGCATGGAGTTCCTGTTATGTATATTTTAGATCCACCTATGGTAAGTGGATTTGTGGTACAGTTCAAAATGGCATTCTCTTCTGCGTGAATCATCCATAATCTTTTTTTATCTCTTATTTTATAAGGAATTTTGCTCTTATCCGATCCACGAATTGTCGCATTATATCCAGTTCCAATAATATGATTTTGACTGGTAACGATCACAGATCCATGTCTAATATCAGGATCATCTGATCTTAAAGAAACATCAAATGCTATGTTTAGAAAGTATTCATCAAAAGTAGGCCTTTCAATTTTCCCAATAGAATAATTATTTAAAAAGCATCTTCTGCAATATTCAAGAAAAACATCATCTGTGAAACTACCTCGCATAATACTTAAATTTTTATGTATCCAACGAACATTCCCTTCAATATATCCAAGGGAACGATCTATCATGTCTAAAAAGACAGAAGAAAAATCACCTTCTAAATCAAATGAATTAAATTCTAATGGCATTCCAGACAGGCTACATTTTCCGTTTTGATTCAGAAATAAATTCCACAAATATTGCGGTGACAAATCAAAAGGTATTTTTTTGCCTATCGTATTTTTCTTCAAGTTGTCAACATAAACAAGTGGCAAATCTCCACATTGTCTTTTTTCATCATTGCCAAGAACAGGAATATCATTGCTGATAAATCCTGTCAAATCATTATTTTCTACCATTAGATCCTCAACATGTCCTATGCATTCTTCTTAGCCTTATAGTTTCTTTTCACAATATTTTTTTTGACTTCATTCATATCAAGAACGAATTCATAAGCATCGTGAAGTGGACCAAAATAATTTTTACGAACCTTTATTGCAGTAAAACTAATTGCCTTTAAAAATTGATGACAATTTAAGTTTTGATCACTGACAATCACATTTATTTTATTTCTCGGACCTTGTGTTGAAGATCTAATTTTTGTTATCAAATATTGGATCATGCGATTCCCATAGCCCTTACGACACATTTTGGGATCAACAGCCAAACTTATAACATTATAACAATTTTTACCCAAACTGAAAATAAGATACCCAATTATATTATGATCTTTTTCAATAACAAGACCAACATTGTCTTTATTTTTAAGACAAATATCAAAATCCCTTTCATCCCAAGGAAAAGGAAAACATTGATTTTCTATCTCAATGATTGAAGAAATGTCGCTTTGCAGTATCCATCGCATCGTCGGTTCTGACATGTTATGTCCCCTTCCTAGAGACAATATACAAAATAAATAATTTAAGTCAATCTTATTTTAAATAATCTTCAAATGTGCAAGAATTTTTATTAGCATCGGTTTTATTAGCATCGGTATCGTAAATATCACGATTAAGAACTTTCATTTCTTGTCTTAAAGAATGACCTCTATTTTGTACATTTTCATGATTCTTGTCCCATGCTTTCAAATGAGCCTTAATATGCCCGACAACTTCTTTCCTATCAATAACATGTCTTTTTGCAGCAACAACATCAACATTTGCTGTTGAATAAGCCTTGGCATAATTATCTGAATTTCCAGCGTCTTTTGATTCAATGAATCTCAAACTATAAATCGCTTCCGAATCAACTTCTGCAATCAATAATTCTTTCTGAGCATATTCCAGTTGTTTACCCAAATAATCAACCCATCCATATTCTTTGCTCATATATTCTGGGAGATTATTTTCATTATATTTCATGTTATCAGGGTCGAGAATAATCTCTTTGCCCTGAACTGTTACTCGAACTTTTTCCAAAGGTGCATCAATGGCCATATAATGACTCTCCAATAAAAAAACAAGCCTTATCAGCAGTAAAATAACTACGATCAAATTGATCTGGAGGATGACCTCCATCAGGACCAAGTCCATATTTAGGACTATTATAGATTTTAGCAACATCATTTATGTTTTCAAACTGTCTCACAATTATCCCTCAAATTGCTGACCATTAATTGTCAAACTTACCTTGTTGGGATGGATAGTACGAATAATATTGGCGGCTTCTTGCGGAGAATTAGCCTCAACTTCGTCAACCAAAACTTGAGTTGGATGATTGACATATTCATTCAGAACATTTTCAAAAACTTTATATTTAGCCATTTTTATGCCTCGTAGGTGTCTTCTTCTGGAACAAATCCCTTTTTACTGCGCTGCTTCTTGCCCGAAGGAGCATCGCCTACATTGTCCATAGTAACTTCTCCAGCTTTCTTTTCCTGAATCAAGTTCATTCTTTCACGATATGTATCCTTCGATATTTCAAACATGTCAAGAGTACCAATCTTATAATCAAAGCCAATCTTAAATGCAAACCTTGACCGACCATTCCTGTGCTTAATGACAAAAACCCTTCCAACTTCAGCATCTTTTTCAAGAACTTGCTGATTAATTGACCAGAAAGCATCAAGAGGTTTGAACTGATCAAAGCTAGTGCCAATATTAGATTCATCAATATATTGACCAACTTCAAGTTTTGCAGCACTTTGGTTTGGCTGAACACATGTAAATGTACAATGACCTTTTTCAACTCCATAACCACGAAGATCACGCAAAATACGATAAGCACTTTCATATTTTTTAACTGATGGATCGTCTTTCATTTCACCAACATAGTCAACAATTAAAACATTAGGCTTCCATCCTCTTAATTCTAATTGCGCCATATATGCTCTAATTCCATTGACATCAATCTGACCGCCGGGAAACTGTTTGACGTGCAATAGATTTGGATCTTCTTTTTCCTTTTTGAATTCTTCAATAGTTGCTTTAATTTCATCCTTCATATCACGAAGATTATTGATGTCCATCTTGGCAAACTGACTTGTAAATCTCTGAACAATACCAAGCTCATCCATTTCCAATGTAATATAAAGAACCTTATGGCCAAGTAAAACATTCTGAACAGCAGTTTTTACTAGAGCTAGAGACTTACCAGTTCCCGGCAAGCCAATCCAACTTCCAATCTGACCAGCAAACAATCCGCCGCCCGTCAAGGCATTGTCAATCGCTGGGAAACCCGATGTGAATCTATCTTTACCAATGAATACATCATCCATACGACGAAACATTTCGTCAATATTCATGAAGTATTCAAGACCCGGTTCGTAAGACCTATCCACGAGCATGGCTTCACGCATTTTTTCGTAAACAAAACTCCATGTTTTTTCATCTTCAGGAGCCTCTTGCATTTTTTCCAAACTAGAATGGAAAGCAAGCTTTACAGCTTGAACTTTAGCAAAATATGTTACCTTGTCTATCAGGTATTCACGAGAATCAACTCCCGGGACATAATAGTCATAAACACTTTTCAATTCAGCTTGATAATGCAACTGAATTGTACGATCACGATCTTTAAGGGCATTAGATAATTCTTGCTGAAGTATCCAATCCTTTGGTATAGACTTTTTGGTGCTAAAATATTCAAGAAGAATACGACAAATAATTACATGAGCCTCATTGCTAAAATATTCAGGTTTAATTTTATCCATCGACTGAACAAGCATATAATCATCAGTCAAAATCATCGCCAACAATCTGCGCTGAAAAGTATCATCCCATGCAAATTTAGGCCTAATGACTTCTGGGTCAGTCATTGATTCAAGCTTGGCTTGTTCTTCTGGTGTGAGTTCACGCATCAATTATTCCTGTAGGCTCACACCAGAATAACACAAAAATATGAAATCATCTAGATTAATTTGAAAAAAATGAGCAGCACGCCGTTAAACTCAGCCATTGCGAACTATGTAAATTAATTAAATGTATTTTATAAAATATGGTCAGGACGGCGAACTATACTGCTCAAAATATTATATTGATCTCAATGCAGGAAATCAAACTCGCTTAATGAAACCATACCACTACGAATTGATTTTTCACGGGTAATTCTTTTACCCATGCTCTTCTGACCATTCCAAACAATTGCCTTGCAATATGTCGTGAACTTAGTGTCAATCTTCAAAGGAGCATCTTTTTTAGGCTGCTGATCCTTTGGAACAAATCTATTGATAATGTTTTCAAGTAAATTTTCTTGAAAGCAACCATATTTCTGTCGGTTGGCTCCGTGACGAGTTCTATTCTCCCAAAGATTTTGAAGCTCTTCCAAAACTTTTTGAATAAAATTATCACTCACATACTTCTTAGCTACATCAAGACATCTCTCGATATAAACTTGCCTCTTGTAATAGCTTCCTGCCCTAAGCATACTCATCTGAAGCTCTTGCTTTATATCTTCTGCGTCATCAATAAAATTATTATTGCTATTCTTCTTTTTCAATTCATGCGCTGCGTGCCAACAAAGCTTGGAAAACTTTTTATCAAGATCAAAAAATTCAATTTCAGTAATTGGAAAATTGTGAACAATCTCAATCATTTCTTCTCCTTTAAGACGTTTTTATCACTTTCAAATCGTTAAGATTGCGTCCACCACGACATGAAACCTTCAGTCGAAGTTTAGGACAAAGTTCAGATTCGCTTGTAAGCGCATCCATGCTTTTCTTGAAAATTTGTTTCCAGTTATCTTTAGTTACATAAATAACGTAACCGTCATGTACAGTATAAGCAATTTGAGCTTTGCCTTCCAACGCAAAATATAATTTAATCAACTTTTCTAGGCATATCGTTGCAGCAGGAGACTGCACAGCAAAATTTCTAGCAAGATATTCCTTACCAACCTCAAAGTTTGTTCTTCGCTTACCGAAGATATCCTTTGCGTATCCATCTTTTTTAACTTTGCTTTCGCAATCGGCAACAAATGAAATAGCAGTGGGAAACAAAGAACTAATTCGCTCCACCACTTTCTCAGCCACATCAGCCGCCAAACCACATCTCAAAGAAAGTGATCGGGCCGACTGTCCATATATAACAGGCAAGAAGCATTTTTTTGCCAATTCCCTATCATTTTTTTCTGGATCACTTGACATCAAGACCTGAAACAGTGCCGAATAAATATCATCACACTCACACAAACGCAATAGTTTAGAGTCTTGACTAGAGTTGGCTAACACAAAAACTTCCATACCCTTAAAATCAAAACTCATAAATAAATTATCACAACCAATCGGCTTCAAAACATCTTTCAAATCAGATCCCATTGTATGCGGAACAAATGATTTTTTGTAAGCCCCATGACAACGTAATCGACCGTTTTCCTGACCATCAATCTCGTAGTAAGCGTGTACTTTGGCAGCACGTTCTACATCCAATATTCCTACACTCTCAAGATGAGGCAGAACTGTCGTCATTAACGGTAAATGAATCTTACGATAAATGTTTTCACTTTCTTTCCACAAACCCGACGAAACCAAATGCTTAATCCTATTCATCGCCTCAACAAACGAAACAGGAGCAACTTTTTTAATACCACTAAATGATTCTAATATCTTTATATCAATTATAGAAGCCTTTATATCAAGACTCTTGCCAGTCTTACACAAAACATAGCTTGAAAAGTTCTTCCAATTCCAAGTAAAAACCTTTTTATCTTTTGAAAACAATGATAATTGCAACATACTCAAAATTAAAGGCAATGTATCATCACGAATCATTACTTGAAACGAAACACCATCAGAAAGCATGAACTGAAGCTCATTCTCCAAGTCTTTTTCAGCAATGTCCATGATCTCTGGATTAAACCGCAAGAAAACGGCTTTCTGATCAATTCCAGATAACAACTTGGCCAGAGATTCAAAATTCATAGATCGTTCCTCCTAGGCCCAATTCTGCAAAACTTTTCCAGTTAAAACAAGACCAATTTATTTTTGAAATTTTTATTTACAATCAAACTTTGGAACGGGATGCTGACCTAAATGGTAATTGCTGTATAAGTCAGTAAGAATAATGACTTATTAGGTAAACAAGATTAGTAGAGCAAAAATTTAGCGTTTAAGCTTATTCTTTTTGTTACTGTCTTATTCACTTCAGCTTTTACCTTTTGGTTGGTGAAGACTTGCGTACTTTTTTTTGCAGTAAACCTAAGATCGAATAGTCCATGGCATTGTGTTTGTTTGGGAGACACAGGAGCCATGAAAGTCAGCATAAATTCTATTCGACTTTACCTCTACTGCCGTGAGAACAATGCTACCCGTAATAGCATTTGTTGTAGAACAACTACAAAGACCTGCCCATGGTATGGGCCTCACAGGTTAGGCACCTTCATCAACTCAGGTAGTACGAAACCATTGTTGAATCCAGTTGGGGGATTGCCAACCATATTCTACAGATTAAAGCATGAATGTCAAATATTATTTGCCCCAAAATGTCAAAAAACTTGCTTCAACCATTCAATTTTTTGATCATAATTAAAAATAATTTCTGGAAACTCTACTGGCAATTCATTAAAAGAACTTCTATCCTCAGGCAATATTTCCCTTACTTTTTCAATCAGCCTTTCATAACAAACACTACCGAAACTACTATTTTTAGTTTTTTGTATGCTTTCTTGATTAGTTCTATCTAACATCTGTACATCACTAGCAAAACTTAACCAAAATGATATTTTACTTTCTTGATGAAGTTTAAGAAGATTGAATTCAAGAAGTAGGTCTTCTCCCAATAATTGTTCTTCATCGTACCTTATCATGTTGCTTAATTTTTTACTATAAAATACATGTCCACCTAAATTTCTTGCTGCCTTATGACCTAATGTAAATATATCATGCTTTTCGGGTCCATACTTATATCCAAGATTAATAATATTCATGCCCCAACATACTGCATATTTATTTTCTCCAATCTGATTAGAGCCGTTTGTTTGTTCATTTAAAACTTGATCTGAAGGCTTGACAATTAAAACATCAGTTCCCGGGTGATGCCTCATGTGTTTTTCAATTTGAATTGCGCCTGTTGGGTAAAATAGGTCGTCTCCATCAGTGAGACTCAGACCATCATATTCTGAGTTTTGCAAAAAATCTAATACAGAGTTTTTACCCTTACTCGGAGTGCCATTTGATTCTGTAACTTTATATTTGACATTCTCTTTTTCGCACCATTCTGAAAAATGAGAAACAAATTCTTGATTTTGAGAATTGATAATTGCAACTGTTTCTATTTCAATGGATTCGGTTGAAAATTGATTGCGACAAGAATTTGTGGCACGAATTGCCTTGTCCATATCACGACTAACTAATGGGCAAAATGCTATTTTCATTTAATACATACCTTGCTTTTCCAAATTTAAAGGAGTAACATGAAGTCTGAAAAAAAAGAGGATGACTACATGTGGCTCTTAGATGCAGTTGAAAAGTATAATATGGACGATCTTGAGGCAAAAGCTTGCAATCTTTCTGCAATGTGGCTTGAACAGAGCAGAAAAACATTTCCTGATTATCGTCACTCAACAATGAAAAAGGGCGACCCTAGAAAGTCTCTCATATTTAAAATAGCATATAAGCTTGCAAGAGAAACTCAGGGAATTCTTGAGAACAATGAATATTCACTTTATATCCGTGCTCAGTTAGAAGTTCTTAAATATATAAATTCTGGAAAAGATCATCCTCTTATTGATCCAAACTGCTTAGTTGGCGAAAGAGCTTGGAAAAGATGGAAGCTTTGGAAGAAAAGGTACGACTCAGTCAAAAATAAACCAGCAGAATCTGTTGCTAATGGAATTGGATTCCAAAAAGCAATTGATGGAATTGAAAAAACAAAAGAATTTTTTGCTAAAATATTCGGCTCTGAACACACATTAAACAAAATGCAAGAATGTTATATTAACAATAATATTTTCCGATGGATTAATCTTGGAAAAATTTCTCCTTATTATCTTGCTATTTCTTCATTTGTTAAAAAAATATTTACAGAAGATGATTATAAGAAAATTAATTTTGAACTTGATGTTTATATGTCTTGCATTAATGACAATGTCAGAGAAAAATTTAAAGAATTATTTCCTTACGAATAATTTTTAAGCCATAAGGCCATAAATCCTCTTGATAAACAAGAATCATAATATCCTGTACAATTTGGATGTCGTGCTAGTTCAAAAATATCACTTCTATACTTTTGTTGAATGTGTTGAGGTGTAATTACATCGAGACGATATGGTGAAGTATCATGAAATATAGCAACATTATTTAAAATATTACGATCTAAACAAATTTCACATTCTTTTGCACGAATAGTTGTCTCACTATCAAAAAATCCTATTTCAAATTTATAATTTGTTATATTTAGAAATTCAATGCTATCTGAGCAAATAACTTCTGCATATTTTTTTAAATTATTTTCTTCTAATATTTCTTCGACTTTGACACATTGTTTGGAATCATTTTCAATACTGATAACTTTTCCAAATCCATTTAGTTTGCAGGCATGAGCTAAAGCTAAAGTTCCGATTCCCTCATACGCTCCTGTTTCCAAAACTAATTTTGGTTTTAGGACACGAATTGTAGAATGAATCCAATTTAATACTTCATATTCAGTTGAACCAATATCAAGAGCATGAAAAAGATGTGATTTTTCTTCTTCTTGATGTGGATGTACCTGATCTTCTCTATTGTACGATGCCCAAGAAGGCATCCATGTTATATCTTTCATAAAATTTATATTTCTCTGTAATATTTGTGTAAGGGACTTGTATAGAGGGTGTAATCTAAAAGAGCAGTTCTTATATAAAGACCATTCCTGACTTGTCTTTCATGATAGTCAGCACGAGAATCATCATCTATGTCTTCACTAATTTCTTCATTTCTAGGGAGAGGATGAAGAATTGCAGCGTTTTCTTTGATTTTATTGATATTGGTTTTGTCAATCTTAAAGAAATCTAGAGAACCACTGACACCTTTGAATCTTTCTTTTTGGATTCTGGTCATATAAATGACATCGATTTCTGGAAGAATGTCATTTGCGTCACATATTTCAACATTTTTACAAGGAATATTTGCAAGGTATTTTTCAGGTATGCTCAAATCACAATCTGCATGATCAGTGGCAGCGCAATAATATATTTTGCAACCATAAATGTGAAGAAGTTCAATAAGACTGTGTATTGTTCTTCCGTTTTTAAGATCTCCACACAACATAACCTTAAGATTACTGACATCTTTCCATTTTTGTTTAATTGTGTGAAGGTCAAGAAGTGCCTGTGTTGGATGTTCCCCAGATCCACTTCCTGCATTAATTACTGGAACACGAGAATATGCTCTTGCTATTTCTGGCCAGCTTGAATCACCATGACGCATAATTATAGCATCAGAATACTGGCCAAGGGTGCGAAATGTATCCTTGAGGCTTTCACCTTTGATTAAACTGCTACTTGAAGATGCATCAGCAGCCGTAACACATCTTCCTCCAAGCCAATGCATTGCTCGCTCAAAGGAAAATCTGGTTCTAGTAGAAGGTTCTGCAAAAAACGAAGAAATACATTTGTTGTTCATTTGGCGACAAAATTCCCAATTCTTTTCAATGTCTGTCGCAATTTCTAAAACAGTTTCAATTTGATCTTTAGTGAAGTCGGAAATGGACAAAAAATGACGCATTTGTTCATCTCGTAATTTTTTGCTTGACAATTAATTATATGTTGAGAACTTAGTACTGCAAGAAAATTTTAATGATATTTTCAACTATTTCATGATCATCTTGCTTTGGGGAAAACATTTCATCCCACTGAGAAGGCTGAACATAAAACTTTCTTTCTCTTGAACTACTGTCAATATCGTAGCCAAAACATCTAATCATGCCTTTTTTTGGATAGTAGATCAAATCAATGTTGAACTGTTCAGCCCTCCCAGTTTTTCCGTTATATGGAGTTCCAACACCTTGGCCTCTGAATTCATAGACAAGCTTGTAATAATTTTCATCCTGTTTCCTTAACTGTGTTGGAAACATAATATAAGAAGGATGTTGCTTTTTAGTTGCATACCACAATTTTTGTGCAAGTCGTTCTAATTCTGTGTACCCTTTCTCTGGACCATCAATTTCTTTTTGATTTATTTCATTCATTTTTTCATAAACATCATTCGCAATATTAGATTCATTGCTTTGATCATCAAAATCACTTATTGTATGAATGCTTTTACAGATCCAACTATCATTTCCTTCTAAGTCTTTTGTTAATCTGCGAGTCACAACTCTCATAGAGCCAAGAGGCGTCAATTCAATTTTAAAGGCACCAGCTTGATCGCCATATTGTATCACATCATTAAAAGTTTGCTTTGCTTCAGTAGCAGGTATAATAGATGGCATTTTTATAAGCTCAGAAATAATTAAATTTGGATTTATTCTTTTAAATAAGTCATCACCTTTCATTACATCTGTGCCACCTAGAATTTGATCCAGTGGATCGCCAAAACCATAATTGGCCATTTCTTTTACAAGCCAATATTTGAAAGACAATCTGTTCATGCAATATATACCAATCGCATAAACAGTATTTATTATTGGAATAAATAAAATGAAAAATTTTTCTTTTCAAACTTGGTTAGAAGATAAGCAAGATGATTATAATTTTTACAAAGATTTAATTTTAGGAAAATTGAATTATAATAAAAAGAATAAAATTAATAGTGTTTCAACTTCTTTAAAATTATGGAATCCGCCTGATAATTTAATAAGCCTACTTGACAATTTAGGCGAATTCAAGAATTTAGATGACAAAATTCAAAAACAGGTTAAAGATAAAATATTAAGCCAAGAAGGAACATTAGGAGACATTATTGATTTGATGTCCAAAGATAGAAAAAAATAGATGGGTTCGCACGATAAATAAGACATGGCAACAAAAAAAACAACTTGTAATTTACCAGCTGGATTGAGCGAGTGTTGCATCAATCCATCTATTGTTTTTAAATGTCCTCCACATAAATCTTCAGAAGTATGTGTAGACAATCAAAGCGATGGAGCTTATGTTCCTCGCACTGTTTCTTATGAAGAAGCATATCGTCAATGTAAGTATATCAAGCAAACAAGTTATCAAGGACAATATAAGCAATTTGGCAGCGCCTTCTCAAATAGCTTCAAATAGGAAAAAAATGATAAATCAAGGTAATCAAGAAAATTTTGATAACAAAGAAGAATTATTAATCAATAATTCCGCCTACGTCAAAGCTTTACAGCTTGGAGAACAAGGATATCAAGGATATCAAGGAACTAAAGGAACTCAAGGAACTCAAGGTTATCAAGGACCCGGAATAGGATCTCAAGGAAGACAAGGACATCAAGGAAGACAAGGAGAGCAAGGAGAGCAAGGATATCAAGGAAGACAAGGAAGACAAGGTCTGCAAGGAGAAAAAGGACTAACGGGACCACAAGGAGGATTAGGATTAACAGGAGTAAAAGGGGATAAAGGGAATCAGGGTCAACAAGGAGAAAAAGGATCTGTAGGCATAGGAAACCAAGGACAACAAGGAAATCTAGGACTTCAAGGACGACAAGGAAATAAAGGACTTCAAGGAGACTTTGGAAATCAAGGAGAAAGAGGAAATCAAGGTTTACAAGGAAGAGACGGTTTTCAAGGCACTATTGGATTTCAAGGTCGTCAGGGATTTCAAGGAAATCAAGGAAATCAAGGTTTTCAAGGATTTCAAGGTCGCCAAGGATTTCAAGGCCGTCAAGGAGAAAAGGGCTATCAAGGCAGTCAAGGTTTTCAGGGATATCAAGGTCATCAAGGTCGTCAAGGATTTCAAGGTCGCCAAGGATATCAAGGTCATCAAGGATATCAAGGATATCAAGGTCATCAAGGACGCCAAGGATTTCAAGGTCGCCAAGGATTTCAAGGTCATCAAGGATTTCAAGGTCGCCAAGGATTTCAAGGTCACCAAGGATTTCAAGGTCGCCAAGGAGAAAAAGGATTAATTGGAGTTCAAGGAGCAATAGGATTAACTGGGGCAATAGGCCCACAAGGAAAACAAGGAATAAACGGCTTAGGAGGAGTTGTTGGTCCGAAAGGGTCTCAAGGCGCTCAAGGCGCAATAGGGCCGAAAGGATCAACAGGATCAACAGGCCCCAAAGGAGCAACAGGTGCGACAGGCCCCACAGGAGCAACAGGTGCGACAGGAGCAAAAGGATCAACAGGAGCAAAAGGAGCACAAGGTTCAGCAGGAGCTAAAAATGCAATTGTTCCAATTATACAAGAATATTCTGAAAAATATGTTGGCTTGTCTTGCGTAGAAATGCCTGAAGTTCGGTTTGAAGATTTAGTTTTTACAGTTATTGGCAATCAAGGCACTAACAATCATAAAGATTTTATTAAATTAAATGATAGTTTTGTGCAAGTTTGCGATCCTCAGTCAATTGTCGTCGTCAGTGTAGTTCCATCAGCTCCAATTAACATTGGAGCATACATAGAAGGTGAATTTTTGTTTATCGAAGCAGAAAGCGAAAAGTTAATTGAAAATGAAATAAAATTAACAATTAGACTATCAGGAATTAGATTGGGCTTTAGCGGCAGAAGATTTGTTGAATACACATACAAAGAAATGATTAAAAACAATCAATTTTGGAATAGTTGGGAATAAGCTATTTTATAATAAATCAAAAAAAGTATAGGAATAAAATGGCAAATCAATGCAATCAATCAGCAACGCAAAGAACAGAAGAAGAATTATTGTGTGTTTTTGCAGACAATAACCAAGGTGGAATTACCGCACAAGATCTGCGAGATTTTGTTGTTTCGACTCAAATTGGACAGTCAAAACAAGGACCACAAGGAAACCAAGGGCAATCTGGCTCACAAGGCAACCAAGGCTCACAAGGAAGAGCAGGGTCTCAAGGCGCTCAAGGTGGTCCTAGTATTGTTGCGGGTCCACAAGGCGCACAAGGTACAAAAGGAAATCAAGGAAATCAAGGATTACAAGGAAATCAAGGAACTATTGGCCTTCAAGGCAGTCCTGATGGATTCCAAGGAATTCAAGGTCTTCAGGGCGAACAAGGAATCAAAGGTGAACAAGGTCTTCAAGGCGAACAAGGAATCCAAGGTGCTGGATTTCAAGGAGATATTGGCCTACAAGGCTATCAAGGGTTCCAAGGTCAAGGATATCAAGGACAAAAGGGAAGTCAAGGAATTGATGGAGCACAAGGACAACAAGGCGTTCAAGGTTTTCAAGGACCGCAAGGTGGAAAAGGCGCACAAGGAACAACAGGCGCAACAGGGATTGGAACACAAGGCGTTCAAGGGCTTCAAGGACTACAAGGCAATCAGGGAATTCAAGGCGCTGGATATCAAGGCGCTCAAGGATATCAAGGAAGACAAGGAACTATTGGATTACAAGGAACTATTGGATTACAAGGACAACAAGGACAACAAGGCCAACAAGGATTTCAAGGACATCAAGGAAGACAAGGTTTAATAGGAAATCAAGGCGAAAAAGGGTTCCAAGGAGAACAAGGGCGACAAGGATTTCAAGGACATCAAGGAAGACAAGGTTTAATAGGAAATCAAGGCGAAAAAGGGTTCCAAGGAGAACAAGGGCGACAAGGATTTCAAGGCCGTCAAGGGTTAACTGGAAATCAAGGATCAACTGGAAATCAAGGCGAAAAAGGGTTCCAAGGAAATCAAGGAAACCAAGGACAAGGATTCCAAGGAAATCAAGGATTCCAAGGATTCCAAGGAAATCAAGGATTCCAAGGATTCCAAGGATTCCAAGGATTCCAAGGATATCAAGGATTAGGATATCAAGGATACCAAAGCAACCAAGGATTCCAAGGGCTTCAAGGTTTCCAAGGAAATCAAGGCGAACAAGGGCTTCAAGGTTTCCAAGGAAATCAAGGCGAACAAGGCTATCAAAGTGAACAAGGATTTCAAGGTGAACAAGGAAGACAAGGAAGACAAGGCGAACAAGGATATCAAGGAGATAAAGGCGAACAAGGATATCAAGGATTTCAAGGAATACTAGGAAGTCAAGGATTTCAAGGAATACTAGGAAGTCAAGGAAATAAAGGAGATACTGGAAATCAAGGCGAACAAGGATATCAAGGAAATCAAGGCTATCAAGGTCATCAAGGATTTACTGGAATTCAAGGAGATAGAGGATATCAAGGATATCAAGGTAGACAAGGAAGACAAGGCGAACAAGGCGATGTTGGATTAACTGGCAATCAAGGAAGCCTAGGATATCAAGGAGAACAAGGATATCAAGGATTAGGATATCAAGGAGAAACAGGATATCAAGGATATCAAAGCAATCAAGGATACCAAGGATACCAAGGATATCAAGGAATACAAGGATATCAAGGACTAGGATATCAAGGAGAAACAGGATATCAAGGATATCAAAGCAATCAAGGATACCAAGGAAATCAAGGTGAACAAGGATATCAAGGACTAGGATATCAAGGAGAAACTGGAAATATAGGAGATGTAGGATATCAAGGATATCAAGGAAATCAAGGTGAACAAGGATATGTAGGACAACAAGGAAGCGAAGGTGAGCGAGGATACCAAGGATATCAAGGAATCCAAGGATTTCAAGGTCGTCAAGGATACCAAGGAAATCAAGGAGATAGAGGATATCAAGGATTTCAAGGAACTCAAGGAGCACAAGGAGATCTTGGATTAACTGGTTACCAAGGACAAATAGGCTATCAAGGTCTGCAAGGTGAACAAGGATATCAAGGTTTTCAAGGGTTCCAAGGATATCAAGGACTAGGATATCAAGGGTTCCAAGGATATCAAGGGTTCCAAGGATATCAAGGGTTCCAAGGATATCAAGGATTTCAGGGATATCAAGGATTTCAGGGATTCCAAGGTACTATTGGAATTACTGGCGCTCAAGGCATAACTGGCGCTCAAGGATCTCAAGGATTCCAAGGCTATCAGGGAAATCAAGGATTCCAAGGGTTTCAAGGATTCCAAGGTTACCAAGGAAATCAAGGTCATCAAGGTTATCAAGGGCTACAAGGCTATCAAGGTTATCAAGGGCTGCAAGGATTTCAGGGAAATCAAGGAAATCAAGGGCTGCAAGGTAGTCCCGATGGATTTCAAGGAGGCCAAGGTTATCAAGGGTTCCAAGGTCATCAGGGAGAACAAGGCTATCAAGGAAATCAAGGATTCCAAGGGTTCCAAGGTCATCAAGGAAATCAAGGATTCCAAGGGTTTCAAGGTCATCAAGGAAATCAAGGATTCCAAGGGTTCCAAGGAAATCAGGGAGAACAAGGCTATCAGGGAAACCAAGGATTCCAAGGGTTCCAAGGATTTCAGGGAAACCAAGGCTATCAAGGGTTCCAAGGAAATCAAGGCAATCAGGGAGAACAAGGATTTCAAGGATTCCAAGGATTTCAGGGAAATCAAGGTAATCAGGGAGAACAAGGGGCTGGTTATCAAGGAAATCAAGGTTACCAAGGAAATCAAGGGCTGCAAGGTAGTCCCGATGGATTCCAAGGAGGCCAAGGCTATCAAGGGTTCCAAGGGTTACAAGGAAATCAAGGCTATCAAGGGAACCAAGGCTATCAAGGGTTCCAAGGTCATCAGGGAGAACAAGGCTATCAGGGAAATCAAGGATTCCAAGGATTCCAAGGCCATCAAGGAAATCAAGGATTCCAAGGGTTCCAAGGAAATCAGGGAGAACAAGGCTATCAGGGAAACCAAGGATTCCAAGGGTTCCAAGGTCATCAGGGAGAACAAGGCTATCAGGGAAATCAAGGATTCCAAGGATTCCAAGGCCATCAGGGAGAACAAGGCTATCAAGGAAATCAAGGATTCCAAGGATTCCAAGGTTATCAAGGAAATCAAGGGTTCCAAGGGTTTCAAGGAAATCAAGGATTCCAAGGATATCAAGGAAACTTGGGATATCAAGGAGATGCTGGTGAATCTGGTGTTCAAGGACCGCAAGGCATTACAGGCACTGGACTACAAGGCAATCAGGGATTACAAGGTCCTGCTGATGGATTTCAAGGATATCAAGGATATCAAGGATATCAAGGATCAATAGGGAGTCAAGGTGTTGCTGGAACAGGTGGTCAAGGCTATCAAGGAAACCAAGGAACTCAGGGATATCAAGCATATCCTTTTGGATTTCAAGGCAGTCAAGGCAACGTAGGAAGCCAAGGATTCCAAGGACCAGCTAATGGTTTTCAAGGAAGACAAGGCGCACAAGGAAGACAAGGATTCCAAGGAAACCAAGGAAATCAAGGAGAACAAGGAAATCAAGGCAATCAAGGAGCAGGATTCCAAGGCAATCAGGGATTGCAAGGCCCTGCCGATGGATTTCAAGGATATCAAGGTAACCAAGGATATCAAGGTAACCAAGGATATCAAGGTAACCAAGGAAGACAAGGATATCAAGGAAGACAAGGATATCAAGGCAACCAAGGAAATCAAGGTTTTCAAGGTCCTGCCGATGGATTTCAAGGCATTCAAGGAAATCAAGGATCTTTATTTGGTCCAAAATATAAGTATGAGTCGGTATATGGTAATCAAGCTCCATCTGCTGGTTATATTCACTTTAATAATGCAACAATAAGTAATGTAACTCAGATTTACATCAAAAAAGTTGATTATAACGGTATAGATGAAGGAAATTACATCGAAGATTTTATTGTAAATAATTACATTTACATTGAATCCGACAATACAACAAATTTAGCAATATTTAATTCAAATGGAAGTCCCATTGGCTACCAGTCTGGGGGATATTCTGGATTTCCAATAGATTATTATTCAGTTCCAGTCAATTTTGTTTCTGGAAACGCATTAGTAAATCAAGAAATTTATAGCTTACTTACAGGAATAACAGGGAATCAAGGTTATCAAGGTTATCAAGGTTATCAAGGAAATCAGGGTACAATTGGGGCACAAGGAAATCAAGGTGGACCAGCTGGATTTCAAGGCCAAACAGGAGCACAAGGGCCTAAAGGCGATCAAGGCGATCAAGGTGATCAAGGTGAGCCGGGTCCTCTAGGAGAACAAGGTCCTCCCGGCGAAAATGGTTCTGGATTGCAAGGTTCAGCCGGAGCACAAGGCGCACAAGGCGCAGAAGGTCCACAAGGTGATAAGTATGCGATCCTTCCTGTTGTTACTTCTCAAGGAACTGAATATGTTGAGCTTATATGTGTAGAAATGCCAGAAGTTAGATTTGAAGATATCGTCATATTCAAGGTTGGTGGACTTGGACATAAAACAGAAAATGTTTCAAAATTTATTGATGATCGGTTGTTACAAGTTTGTGCCTTTAACACAATAAAACCTGTAAGTGTTGTTCCATCAATGCCAGTTATTGTTGGAGCTTATGTGAGAGACAATCTTATTATTATTGATGTGGAAAGCGATAAGCTTATCAATAATCAAATTGAAGTGGTAGTGAGACTTTCTGGAATAAGGGCTGGCGCTGCACATAAGAGATTCGCAACCCATACCTACGAAGAAATGGTTAGGAATAATACATTCTGGAGTAGATGGAGAGAAGGTTAAATTTTACAGAATATAACCAAGTATGGTTCCTTCAAAGTCACAACCAACAGAAGCTTCATGAGTTACTTTCAAAACGATTGTAACTCCTTCTGGGACTTTGATCGGAGAATAACTGTAAGTTAAATTGAGTGTTAAATTTGCCACTGAACTACGACCAGCTAGAACTGGATCGCCATCAACATAAAGCTTAAAAAGCGCATTAGCGTTTCCGCTAACATTAACCCCAATAAAATAAAATGTTTTATCTGCTGGAACAGTATAAGTAACAACTGTTGTTTCGGTTGATGTTAAAACAAGAGCTACATCTCCAAACGTATTTGCTTCAGTCCCGGGATAACTAGGAACTATTGGCCGAGTTACTAAACCGAACTCATCTCCAATAGGATTAGTCACTTGCGCTGGGACTATGTCATCAATACCTTCCCCTGTAATGACAACACGGGGTCTTTTACGATTGGTCGGAGACGATGGATAAACCACAAGTGATTCATCCATGACATCCCCGCCAACGCCGGGATTAAGTATTGTGTAATCATCAGCCATATTTGACTTTTCTCCTTATATATTTAGCACTTGATGCCACAAAACTTATTCTTCTTGAATTTTCTCAAAAACTCCTGTACAATAAGCACTTGGAGACCGTTCTAATGAGGCCAAAATCGTGAAATTCGCCAGCATTGACATTGAAACAACAGGTCTTTCTCAGGAAAACTGTGACATATTACAGTTTGCTGTTGTTTTGGATGATTTGAAAAACCCAAAACCACTTGAAGAACTTCCTCGATTCCAAGCTATATTTATGCAGGATAACTATAAGGGTAATCCATTCGCTTTGAGTATGCATTCAGAAATATTCAAAAAAATTGATATGGCTAAAAAGAAAAATCTGGAATATTGCCCAGACCAAGACATTTATTTCATGCCCATAGATCACTTGCCAACCGCTCTTACCGCCTTTTTTCTCAAAAATGGTTATAATCAAAATGATAAAAATGGCAATATTTATATAAATCCAGCAGGTAAGAATTTATCTTCTTTCGACATTCCTTTCCTTAAATCAAAAATCAAGGATTGGGGAAGCATTTACTTTCTTAATCGCTCTATAGATCCTGCTATATTGTATTTTGATTTGGAAAATGATCATTCTCTTCCTGACATGAAAAAATGCATGGAAAGAGCAGGCATCGCAGGAGAAGTTGCCCATACTGCTCTTGAAGACGCTTTAGTTGTGATTAAACTTTTGAGACACAAGTTGATAAATAAAGAATGTGTTGCGGAAGAAAAAAGGTGAAAAAGAGGAAGACTACAGGACCAAGATCTGGTCTGACTAAGTCTCGTGCAAAAGTGCAATCTCAGGAGAAGTTAAAAAAAGATGACCAACATCCTCCGAATCAACAATGATTATTCTTTTTTCTTGTCTGATGATATGAAAATCAGAACTGAGTTGTGGGACAGATTACGTTTCCGTGATAAGAATTACTTTCACAACCGTGCCTACAAGATGAAAAAGTGGGACGGCTTCATCAATTTTTTTGCATTAGAAACAGGTAAATTTTTGACTGGTTTGCTTCCTGAAGTTAGTGCTGTCTTGAATCATTTCAAAACAGAATATACAGTTGAAGACTTGAGAACTAAGAGTCTATTCGCTTATCAAGAAGTTGACAAACTTTTTCTTAATCAATGGCTTCCAGAAACGAACAGTATTGGCGACAAGATCAAGTCTCTTGAGCTTTATGATTACCAAGTTGAAATGATTAATCAAGTTGTCAAACATCGCAGAGGTGTTATCTATGCTCCTACTTCTGCTGGAAAATCATTGGTAATGCTCGGTATCCTTAAAACTATTGCTCCTAATACACCTACATTGGTTTTGCAGAATAGGGCTAGTTTGGCTCAACAAAATTACGATGAGTTTGTTAAGTGGGGTCTTCCTAATGTTGGATCATTATGGGGTGGAAGTGTAAATCCAAGTATGATAACAGTTGCAACAGTTCAATCTGTTGCCAAAATGGAAAAAGTATTGCCTAAAATCAAAGTTCTTATTGTTGATGAAATTCATGATATGATGAGTACTTTGCCAAAAGCTGTTTATCGTCGTCTCAAGTCTGCTGATATTCGTGTTGCAGTAAGTGCAACTCCTTTCAAATTTGGTGGTAAAGACCAAGTTCAAAAATTTTATGTTCGTGGTTTTTTCGGGCCAATCTTGAAGATTAAGTCGGCAGAAGGTGGAGTTCTAACTACTTCTGAATTGCAAGACCGTGGAATTTTGGCAAAGAGCAAGTGTATATTCTATCCAATTCGTGAGCCTAAGATTCCACATGACATTTACATTGATGCAGTAACTCGTGGAATTGCCGAAAGCTTTCATTTTCATGATGTTGTAACTCGTCTTGCCAAGAGTTTAAGAGGTAGAACTCTTATTCTAGTTGATCGTATTGCTCATGGAGATGCTTTGAACAAGCTTCTTCCCAACAGTCTTTGGGTTCAAGGCAAAGACAATGCTGTTACCAGAAAGTCAGTAATTAAAGAATTGCAGAAGGCTAAGGGCGATTTAATTGCGATTGCAACTCAGCAGATTTTTAATACGGGAATCAATGTTCACCCAAACAATTTAATTAATGCTGCTGGTGGTCAGGCTGATCACATGATTATTCAGCGTATGGGTCGTGGATTAAGAACAGCCGATGACAAAGAAAGATTGAATTATTTTGACTTTGTTTTTGAAATTAATGATTATCTGGAAGATCACAGCAACAAAAGAATTGAAATTTTGAAGAAAGAAGGTCATAATGTTGAAATCAAGGAGATAGACTTTTAATGTTGGATTCTCCTGATTTTGAACTTGAATTTTACGATGAGCAGAATCGTATGATGATGGAGAGGTATGTAGTTGTTTTCAAAAAATGGAAAATTCCTTGGAAGACATATGTCAAAGATGTTGAAAAAAGGCTTAGAAATAGAAAATATTGGCTATGGTCTTACTTAGTTGGAATAGAGAAGTTCATTCAAGATATGGGTGAAAATGTTCCATCCAAAGAGTTAGTGGAAAAAGATAAAGATTCCCGTATCAGTAGAATTGTAGGGGACTTCTACAAAGTCGAACAATACATCAGGAACCTATGAGCCAAGAACCACAAGGCATAAGCGATCTAGAGCCTTTTATTATTGCTCTTCAAAAAATTGGATATAAAGATCTTGCAATTAAATGTCTTGATGCTTTTTCCGAATCAGCTTCACTATTTGGTCAACATGACAATTTATCTAAATGTTATTTTAAGATAAAAGAATATAAGAAATCAATAAAGCATGGTAAGGCATCTTTAACCGTTGCTCCAAGTGCACAACATGTATTTGTAACAAGAAACAATCTTATAAATGTTTACAACAGTGCCAATATGCCAGAAGAGGCGATGACTTATATCGGTTTTAATGAAGGAGCAGGATCATCTGGAGAGATTGAACTTCATAAGTCTTATGCTCTTTATTTGTTAAACAGAAAACCTGAAGCTCAAAAAATACTTGAAAACGCATTGTTGAGCGATGATATTCCTGAAGAAATTCGTGATAAGATTAAATTCAATCTAGGAACATATTATTTATATGAAGATAAATTCCAAAAAGGGATGAGGCAATTTCTCTTGGGTGGAGCCAAGATGAAACTTTGGAATACAGAAGTAATATTCACAAAAAATAATGCTTTGAATCTGCCATTTTGGCAAGGCTCTCCAGATGTAAAAAATCTTGTTGTTTATGCCGAAGCAGGAATCGGCGATGAGATCATCAATATTCGATTTATGAATCATTTGAAAGAACGTGGCATTAATGCCTATTGGTATGAAGCTACACAGAAAAATAAAAAAAATGATAGACAAGGAATAACTAATCTTTTTGTAAAAAATGGCTATCCTGTCATTCAAGATTTGGAAGAAGTATTGCATATGCCTGATGTCATGTGGACATATTCAATGCAATTACCAATTTATTTGAATCTTGGCTATGCCGATTTATGGAAAGAACCATATCTAAAACCTTGTCCAGAATTTCAGAACAAATGGAAAATTGACACAGATAAGCCGAAAATCGGTATTCGTTGGAAGGGAAGTAAGAATTACGAACAAGATCTACATCGATCCTATCCTGTCTCTCAGCTTTATTCAAATATTGGTCATATTGATGCTCATTTCATTAGTCTACAAAGAGATGATGGAGTAGAAGAAACTGTTGATTTCCCTAATGTTGTTGATTATAGTGATAAGCTAGAAACAATTGAAGATACTTTTGCATTGATCAGTAATCTTGACATTGTTATTACGTCATGCACAAGCATTGCTCATATGGCAGCATCACAAGGCAAGAAGGTTTATGTTTTTGTACCAATTTCAGCATATTACACTTGGTGCCACTCAGCAGAGAAAAGCCCTTGGTATGGTGAAAATGTAACATTGCTAAGGCAAACAAAACCAAGAAATTGGGATGAACCCATGGCAAAACTTAAAGATTTGTTAGGGTATTTGAATTGAAAACAATATTTTTCTTATCTGGTCTTCCAAGATCTGGATCGACACTTTTAGGTTCGATCATAGGTCAAAATCCAGATTTTCATGTTACTCCAACTAGTCCTCTTTTAGATTTACTTTGTTTTGCCAATCAGAATTTTAACTTGTTGGAACAAAAATATACCTATGACAAAGATGTAGTTTCTGCTAATGTTTACAAAGGAATTATCGAAGGCTTTTACAAGCATATAGACAAGAAATATATTTTAGATAAACATCGTGGTCATCCACGAAACTTGGTTCCTTTGAAAAAATTTGTAACAGATGAACCTAAAATAATTTGTACTGTTCGTCCAGTTTCAGAAATAATTGCTTCTTATATTAAATTAATTGAAAAAAACAAACAATCTGATAATTTTATTGACAATCATTTGAAATCAAAAAAAATACCAATTAACATTGGCAATCGTGCCAAGTGCTTATGGGAAGAATACATTATATCTCCATATGAAAGCATGAAGTTTGGACTGAAAAATTATAGAGATAATTTGCATATTGTTGAGTATGAAAACTTGATAAACAAGCCTGACATTGTGTTGAAACAAATTTATGACTTTTTAGGTTTGCCTCATTATTTGGGTCATCTTTATGAAAACATTCATAATTTTTGTGCTGAAGAAAAGGATGCTGCTTGGGGATTAGAAAATTTACATTTAATTAGAACAATCTTAAAGAAGACAAGCACTCCTCCTGATGAGATACTTGGGCCATATTTGACTGAATATTATAATCAATTTAATCTGGTGTACTAATGCAAATATTAAATGAAACTCTACACGCAAAATACGATCTAGTAGTAGACAAAGCCTACATCATCACCATTCGTGGTCATGAAACATCAGAGAAATTAGCTTCTCGATGCCTTGAATCATGTAAAAGAGTAGGACAAAAAGCCGAAATTTACGATGCTTTTGATGGTACTGATCCTAATGTTGAAGGAATTAAAGTCCCAGAACATTGCCAAGACGCTACATGGCTTAAATGGCTTCGTCTTGTAAATCACGAATTGACAAAACCAGAAGTATGTTGCTTGTTAAGTCATTTTTCCTTGTGGTGCAAATGCATTGAACAAAATAAACCTTTAATTGCATTGGAGCATGACGCTGTAATGCTTCAGCCTTTTACAGAACATCAAGCAGTAAATGCAATTATTTATTTAGGATGTAATGAACAAGTAAGAAATAATTTTTGGAGTATCATTCCTCCTCACGCACAACTTAATCCAGATTATAGGCACATACTCAGAACACATGCTTATAGCATTGATCCTTTTATGGCAAAAAACTTAGTTAGCCATGTATTGGAAAAAGGAATATTTTCTTCTGCTGATGTGACAATAAGTCTAAATCGCTTCGCAATGTTGTGCTTCGGGATATATGCCATGGATGTTCCCGGCGAATCAACAATTCCAGAGAAAGGAAAAGAAAAGTGAATTTACATTACAAATATGAAATTGGAGTTGATTCAGCTTATATCATCTATTTGCCCGACAATGAAAAATCATGTCAGTACGCAAATGAATGTGCTAAATCATGTGAAGATGTTGGAATGCCTTGCAAATTATGGCCAGCTTTTGATGGTACTGGTGATGAAATAAAAGTACCTGAACATTTGAATAATAAGGATTGGTTGAAATGGATTAAATGCTCAAATCCAACCTTAGATAAAACAGAAATTTCAATTTTTTTAGCTCACATAAGTCTCTGGGCAGAATGTACTGAACAAGACAAGCCAATTGTTATTCTTGAACATGATGCGATAGTTTTACAAAAAATCACACAACATTTCGCAATGAATGCAATCATATACTTAGGAAGTCATGAGCAAGTGGGAAATAACTTCATCTCTAATGCTGTTCCAATTATGATGCAATGGCAAGGACTACGCTGTTTGTGTAGGGCACACGCTTATAGTATTGATCCTTTTATCGCAAGAAGGCTTTTATCAAGCGTTATGGTAACAGGAATAAACAAAAGCGTAGATGTTTATATGAGGTCAGATATATTCACTCAAATTCAAAATGGTATTTTTGCATATGACAAAAAGAATAGTGAATCAGTGATAAAGAGAAATAAGTCTCCTGAAGATAAAAGAATTTGTGGCAAAATATTATAAATAGGTTATGATGTCATTCTTAAAAAAAATACCTTATTTCATCATGCTTTTAATTTTAAGCATGATTTATTTATCGTGTGGCTATCTAATAGGTTATTATAATGGATACAATCAAGCCCAAAAAGAATGCGTCGAAACAGGTGAATCCCTTAAGTAACGCACAGGAGAAAAAATGGCTTTAATCACAAAAGACAGTCCGATCATAGAACCCGCAACAATTGAAAAAATCTATAATGTATGGTGGGTTGAAAACCTTACTCTTGACGCAACACTTACTGCTAGCCCAGAACCAATTCTAGTTGTTGACTACAGATTATGCTACCTAGATGAAAATGGAAAACCAAACTTTCATCCAACAGAAAGAAGAAGACTTCATATGAGAGATCTTTTTTCTTATACTGCTACAGACACAACAGTCTATGATGCTGTTTGGAATGCAGTTGATGTTCTTGGTAATATTGGTAAAAGCCAAGGTGTTCTTGACTAATGTTCAAAAAATTCTGGTCAATTTGGCGTAAAGCCATGGGTGACGACTTAATGTGTGATGACATTGAATGTCACATAGGAGCCGTCATTCGCACATTCTTTTGGATAATAAACATTATCACATGCGGATTCATCATGGCAAATTGTATTAGACATTGGAATTCTTAGTCATTTCAACATATATGCTAATCTCAGGGAGATAATCCATTGTCTCTCTTATTATTTGCAAGTTTCCTTCATTGAAATTCCTTCTCTCAACACGGAATCCAGCTTCCATACCAATCTGCTCTAAACTACTAAAATCATATGCAATCTTGTGACCATCAAATAAGAATGACCACAATTTGAATGTTTGTGCTTTGTTTTGAGAAGCAGTGACATTCATCTGATCCAAAAATTCAAGATTGTTATCCTTATAATAACTAACTAATTTTTCTGCATCTGGAACAGCAATCCTTATGGTCGCATTTGGTTTCATAATGCGATTACATTCTTTAAGAAAATTCAATCCTTCATTCCAATCCAGATGCTCAAGCATATGACTGGAAACAATCAAATCAATAGTATTATTTTCAAATGGAAGAGTATGCCTACAATCCATCTGAAGGAATTTGTATTGATTTTGAGCGGCATAATCATTCAAATTAACAATGTCTGTGTTGATCCAGCCATTATGCAACATTACCGTAAAACTACCAATATTGAGTTTAAGCTTACCATCTCCAGCAGGTATGTTAAGAGCAAGAGATCCTTCTGTTAAATGCTTATTGTCGATAAATTCCTGATTACTCCAAGAAAGATTTAGGCTATTTGTGTTTACTCCATGCATTCCTCTGGAAGAAACACGATTTATTTCTTTGAGAATAACAGGAATATATTCTGCTTCAATAAAATCAAAAAATCCATGTGATACACATAAATCAAACTGATTGTCTTCAAATGGCCAAGGTGTTTGCCTCACATCAAATTCAGCAACAGAATCACTCACTCTTGTTAAAATACAATGCTTGGATATTTCCAGTCCTTTGCAAATTATTTCTTTAGATTCAAACCTTTTAAGCAAATATCCTCTTCCACAGCCAATTTCCAAAACAGAAGTTGGATTCTTCTTCATGATGTTATTGAAAACAATCCAATTGCTTGGATGGTCACGATAGAATCCAGTGTTCTCACCATAAAAATGAGGATTATCAAAATACTCTCTATTGAATTCAATTTTATTGGTGGTTTTAGTGGCTTCAATAATCATATCTGTCTCTAATTCCCCAAAAGGCAAGACAACAACATTGGTGAATCCAGCATCAGTCATTAACTTAATTGCATATTTTGGACTGAAGCTGTTGCGATGAGTGTTTTCTGGATAATCTTGATCGCCGAAAATAATACAAGAACAGTTATCGTCCCACTCATCGTGATCAAGAACATATTGCATTTGCTTTTCAGTGTTGGCTGTAATGAAAACAACTTTACCATTGTTCTTGAGAATACGATAAACTTCACTGATGAATAGTTTTACTTTACGCCAAGAAAGATGTTCAATGCAAAATTGACTGAATACACCATTGTATTCATTGTCTGGTATTGGTAATGGTTCATTAAAATCAGCAACTATGTCAATGCTTGTTCCTGAGCGGACATCGAGATTTGGACGGAAATATGGTCTATCTCCTCCTCCTAATTCAATTACCTTGTCGGTTTGAATAAATGGAAATGAATAACTCATATCATGCCTCGCCACAATTGGATGTATTGTTCTTTGACCTTGTCCCAAGTGTAATTTTTCGCTTTTGCTTCTGCTTTTCTGCCAAATTCTTCACAAAGATTTGGATTGTTTTTTAAGTTGTCGATCATTTGTGCAAGCTTTTTGGTGTTTTTCTTCTCAAATACAAAACCACAATCTTCAACGCAGTCAGATGCTCCAGCACCATCAGAAACAACAACAGGTCTGCCAGAACTCATAGCTTCAAGAACTTCAATCCCAAATCCTTCTGTTGCGCTTGGCTGAACATAAATAGAGCAACTATTGTAAAAATCTTCCGTAGATTTAACCCAGCCTTGAATGTTAATGTTGCCTTTGCCGAAATGCCTAATCAATGGCAATAAACCGGGAGTCTGACTTCCAGCAAGATTCAATATTGCATCTTTGTAGTTTAGAATAGACCAAGCTTCTAACAAATATCGCAATCCCTTATCAGGTCCACACTGACCAAGATATCCAACTGTAAACCTCTTTGGATGTTTCTTGTTTCTAACAGGGATATGACCGTGCGGAATTATTTTTGTATTGTTTATTCCATATTTATTATTGGTTTTTTTTGCAACTGATGATGGACATATTACAACATCAGCATTCTTGTAGCAGCTTATGTATTTTTGAAATAAATTTGGATCATTTAAGTGTGGAAAGTCAAAAGAAGCACCTAAACCTAAAAATTCTTCCCTGCTGATGTCAACATCGTGAGCAGCTACAGTATAAGTTATTTTTACGCCATTTGCTTTTAACTTGGTGGTTAGTTCTGGGAATGTGCCAGCATAGAAGTGTGCAAGTTTATACTTGCTGAAATCAATTTCTTGGATTGCCTTTTCTGAATCAAAAGGATTATTGGTTGGCTCAGGATTGATAACATCAACTGGACCAAGTTGATTTAACGCTTCAAATTCATGTGCGGTTACTTGACCTCCTCCTGTTTCTGACCCGATTTTATCATTTGTTACAAATAAAAACATGATTTAATCCAATGGTTTTCTTAATCTTACATAGCAAGAAACATGAGGCAATCCAATTGTATTCAGTATAGCCTCATTCATTGATATTGGGCTTCCAACAGAAAAAACCTTACCGTTGATTGTTATTTCTTCGCAAACACCAAGATTGAATACTTCTGTGCTAAAATCTTGAACAATTCTTTCCAGTAGATTTGCCCAATCATAAACACGCCAATGAGGTTTGTGTTCAACAAATTTACCACCGAAAGGTGTTGTTAAATAACAAGTTCCACCCGGTTTCAATAAATCATAAATGTATCGCATGGCAATAACATCGTAATATTCATGCTTCCTGCCTTCTCCATAAGTATTCAAACCAAAATGTTCAATGGCAGAGACAATAACAGCAGCATCGAAAGTTCCTATGTTTTCACGAATGAAGTAAGATGGTAACCGACAGAAATCAGCAGTAATGTGATTATAGTTTAATTCTTGATCAGAATCTCTTAGATCAATGCCTGTAACGTGAAACCCACATTTAGCCATCATACTGGCAAGAGGACTGTGTTGAGATCCAATTTCAAGTATTTTCGAGCCTTTTGGTTCATCAAAATCAGCAAAAAATAATCCTACTTCTGGATCAAAAGTTTTATATTCTTGAATAATATGGTCAGGTATTTTCACAAATCCCACACTTTCAAACATATTGTGGCAAGAACACAACCGCCGGGAAAACTTGCAGAATAATATTTTTCGTTATTATATTCAGGCACACCAAAATAATTTAATATTTCTGCTGCCTCATTTTTTCTCATGTAAAAATCAAACTGATTTTCACCTTCTTCTATGATAAAATCAAAAGTTAAATAAAGCTCTCCGTCCTTCTTCAACATTCCTATCATGTTTTCAATACATTCAATTCTTTCACTACTACTCTGTATGTGTTCTAGAACAGATATGCAATAGATCTTATCAAATTTTTCTTCACTTCTATAATCTTGAATTTTAGAATTATAAAACTCAATGTTTTTGAAGCCAAGTCTTTCTGCTGATCTTATAGATTTGTCAAGATAGTCTTGATTCATGTCAATCGTGACTACTTTGGCGCATCTTTTGGCAACTGCATATTTGAAAACAGCATATGCTCCTCCAGCATCAAGGCAAACATCGCTTGGCTTCAAATTACTATGCATAATTGCCCAAGGATATTCGTATTGTCTGCTCCAGTGCAAACTTGTAAAGCTAGTTGGAACCTCAAAGTTTAGTGGAGCATTTTCATGTGGCTCTAAAATTGTGCATTCTGGGCATTGAATGTCATAGCTCATCAATTCACGAAGAATTGTTTCGTCAGGACAGCCATAAGTATAAGAAATATGTATTTTCACCAGCCACCTGTGTCTATTGATTCAAAACAAAGATCTTCATATCTTTTAATCATGTTGTCATAAGAAAACTGATTTGCCCATTCAATGCAGTTACTTGATTTAATTGTTGAAACAGCATCATCTTTGATAAGTTTTTCCATTTCTTCTTGACTGTTCACAAGGAATCCTGTTTCGCCATGCTTGATTGTTTCCTTGCAAGCACCATGATTCCATGCGATTACAGGCATACCGCATAGTTGAGCTTCAACTGGAGCAAGTCCAAATGGCTCACGGAAGTGTTTATTGGGGTGTAGGAGGGCTTTATTCGTATTGAACCATACGCTGCACTCATCACGGTTTTGATGCCCTACATACCTAAGATTGGGCGATACAGAGCATTTGGTCTTAATGCTGTTGAGAAGATCGGGTTCTCCTGTGATTCTGTCATCTCCGACTAGATCCAATCCAATTTTGCAAGTATTGGCCACATCAACAGCAATATGTGGACCCTTGATTGTGCTTATTCTGGCGAGGAAGAGATAACGGTCGTTTCTTGTTAATCCTGTGTTTTTATAAAAATTAACATCAACTCCGTTATAAGCGACACGGGATGCGACTTTCAGGTGTGCGGAGCAACCATCTGATTGGTCCTTGCTGATGCACACGAAGCATGGGAATGGGACGGATGGCGCTGTGCTGTACATAGTGTCTACAGGAGCGTGTAGAACTCCAAGGATTGGTTGTGGAAGCTTACCTTCCATTTTCAGGATGTAGCTCCATTTTTCCCAACTATGATCGATGATCACATCAAAGCTTGGTAGTTTGTTCCAATAACCGCTGTAGGCTTGTCCTTCTGGTTCATATTGTGTTGTTTCATGAATTTCGCAACTACTTGTTGATCCTCTTGGGGCAACAAGCATTACTTCATGACCTTTGGCTTTAAGACCTTCAGCTATCTGCCAAGCCAGCATTTCTAGTCCAGAATAGCCCTTTGGGGGGCAATGTAGGACTGTGCTGGATATGACACAGATTTTTAACTTTTTCATTGGAGTCGTTGGCAAGTATGTAAGTTTCATTAGGCTCTGATCTCCAATGGTTTGAATCCGCCAATTTCACTTTGTCCCAGTCCTGCATGTCGGCATTGCACACTGGTATCAACATAAATTTTGAATCCATGATTTCTGGCATGTTTGCAGAAAGTAAAGTCTTCGCTTGTTTTTTCAAGATGAGGAAGATCAGTTCTATCGCATCGCCATTCAAACCATTGGCAACGATTACTGAGTGGAGGTAATTGTTTGATAACATCACGATGTATGAGAAGGCATCCTGCTCCTACATAATCGACTTCCAGAAGGTCAGGAGCATTAAATTCTTGAATCCATTGAGGACCATTTTCTGATTCTCTCAACATTACAGGGGCAAGTGGTTCGTATCTTCTGTAGTACAAGCCACTTACGATTGGTTTCTTGTGAGACATTAGTTTTAGGATTGCATCAGGAGGAGGAATCACATCATCGTCAAGGAAGAATAGCCATTCCCAGCCGAGTTCGAGTAGTTTTAGGCATCCTGTATTTCGTGCATGGTCATATGGCATTCCTTGGAGTGCTGTGACTGCACCGGGAATTTGTAGGTTTCTGAGTCCGAAAGCCCATGCAACTGGTGCATATTCTCTTGTTAAAATACAGCACAGGACACGATTCTGGTTGATAAGTTCCCATGATCCCGGCATAATTGATTCTCATTTATTTTGACAATGGTGTCGTTAACATTATAA